GGTCCCGGCGATGGCCGCCCTCGCCTAGTGTGAGATGTCAAATCGGGGTTGATCGCGGTTGATCGGCGCAGTGGGCGTAGACGGGAGGGCTGACGGCATGGGACGGAAGCGCAGGGCGGCCGCAGGGAACTTGGGACCGCACGAGGACCGGATCTCGATTGAGGACTGCTGGAAGATCGAGGAGAGGGCGATCGAGCAAGTTACGGTGCTGGCGAAGTGCCTGCGCTGCCCTCGACGTCGAAGCGAGCGCGGCTCGAGGCGATGCGTGCGGTGGGCTCGATCCGCGAGGCGCTGCTCCAGGCGATCGACGACGAGGGCGCGACCTTTGAACGCTGGTCGCAACTCGCGCAGCAGCCCGACCTGTTTGATCGGCCCGCGGGAGAATCGATGGCGATGACGCCGGCGCAGTAAGTGACCGCAGCACGAACGCCGGCGGACGACCGGCTGCTCGACCTCCGGCTGAAGCGGGCCCTGGAGCGCATGGAGGAGCGGAACGTGGCGAAGAGGCGATGCGGGATCTGCAAGGAGTTTGGGCACAACGCGCGGAAGGGCACGAAGGCCGAGGGCGCCGGAACCGGGACGCGCCGGGCGCTGGGCGAGACGCCGGCGATGTCGGGTCCGATCGACTCCGCCATCGGAGTCGACTGGAACCTCACGCGGCGCGAGGTCTACTCGGTGAAAGCGGAGCACGTCACCCGCGAGCGGCTGATCGAAATCGTCGCCGCGGTCTGCCGCGAGGCGAAGATCGCCGTCAAGGATCTGCGCAAGGCCATGCTGGAGAAGACCACCGGAGGGACGAATGGCGCCTGACCTGAGGACGCTGGAGAAGGAAGTCGAGATCGAGGCCGCTGCGGTCGCGAAGAAGCTCAAGCTCGAGGTCCACGTGGTCGGGCTCGAGGCCATGAAATGGCGCTGGGGGGTCGCCTCCTGGCTGATCGGCGTGGTGCGCTGGGTCTCGGGCACGAAGCTCGAGGTCCACGTGGTCTCGACGCTGCCCGGCGAAGCGGCGCCGGAGCGCGTGTCGCCCGCGCCATGACGGCTCGCAGGAAGTCCGCGGCCGCGGAGGACCTGGTGCGCCACGGGATCCGCCTGTGGCAGGCCCAGAAGATCGAGCAGTGGCCGATCGAGAAGCTCGTGCCATACGAGCGGAATCCCCGCACTCACTCCGATACCCAGGTCGCGACGCTGGCCGGCTTGATCGTGCGGTTCGGCTTCACCAGCCCGGTCCTGGTGGACGAGAAGCAGGGCGTGCTGGCGGGACACGCCCGGCTCGCCGCGGCGCGTCAGCTCGGGCTCAAGCAGGTCCCGGTGATCCGCATCACCCACCTGGACGAGACCGAGAAGCGGGCCCTGGTGATCGCCGACAACCAGATCGCCGCGGCCGCCGACTGGGACCCGGAGCTGCTGAGATCGGAGATGCGCGCGCTCGAGGTGGCGGGCTTCGACCTCGGGCTCACCGGCTTCGACGCCGAGGCGCTGGCGGAGATCCTCTCGCCGGTCGAAGCGGAGGGCTCGAGCGAACCGCCGCTACCGCGGGTGCCGACGCGCCCGACCTCGCGCCGCGGTGACCTCTGGGTGCTGGGCTCGCACCGCCTGCTGTGCGGCGACGCCACTGATCCGCGGGACTTCAGCCGCCTGATGGGCGGCCAGCTCGCCGACGCCGCCTGGACCGACCCGCCCTACAACATTGACGTCGAGAACTCGGCCGGGAAGATGAGGAACGATGCGCTGTCCGCCGAGGAGTTCTCGAAGCTGCTCGCCGCCGCGCTGCGGCTGCTCGCCGCCGCGCTGCGGCTGCTCGCCGCCGCGCTGCGGCCCGGAGCGCCGGTCTATCTCGCCCACCCCGAGAAGGGGGGATTGATATTCCGCCAGCTGTTCGAGCGCGCGGGCTTCAAGCTGAGCTCGTGCCTGATCTGGCGCAAGAGCGCCCTGGTGCTCTCGCAGGGCGACTACCACTGGCAGCACGAGCCGATTCTCTACGGGTGGAAGCCCGGGGGCGCGCACCGCTGGTACGGCGGCCGTGGTCGGACCACGATCGCAGAGTTCGACGCGCCGCCCTTCGAGCAGGTGGGCGAGGACGAGTGGCAGATCTCGGTCGGCGAGACCACCCTGATCGTCCGCGGCAAGGGTGTCACGGTGGAGGCCGCCCATGGGTCCGTCTTCCTCGAGGAGAAGCCCCGGGTCAGCGCCGAGCACCCGACCATGAAGCCGGTGGCGCTGATCCAGCGCCAGCTCGCCAACTCCGCGCGCGCCGGCGCCCGCGTTCTCGATCCGTTCGCCGGTTCCGGATCGACGCTGGTCGCCTGCAGCGCGCTCGGGCTCCACGCCTACCTGATGGAGCTCGAGGAGCGGTACGTCGACGTCATCATCCGACGGTGGCAGAACCTCACCGGCAAGGCCGCACGCCTGGCCGGCCCAGGCGGCCGCGACTTCGAAGCGGTGCGCCGGGCGCGAGCGCGGAAGTCGCCGCGGGCCAAGGGTGCGGCGGCATGACGGTGGGGCGGGTCGGATACGCCGTGGTGATGCGGATCCGCTTCGAGGAGGACCTCTCGCCCTGGCGGACGTGGGTCGTGAAGTGGGTCTTGCGCGTGCTCCGGGTAGTGGGGCACGCGACGGTCAGCTCGGTCGAGACGCAGGATCCCGACGGCGACGCGGTATACGTGGCGGTTTACATGAGGCCGCGAACGGCCGCTGAAGCGCCTCGGGGCAGCTGATGGTCCGCCGTCGGCCAGGCCGCCCGGCATTGCCGGCCCGCGAACGCTGGGGCAACCAGAAGGAGTTCGCGGTCCACCGCCGGGTCTCGCCCCAGGCGGTGGGGAAGATGGTGGCCAGCGGACGCATCCGGCTGCGCGGTGGCCGCATCAACTTCGCCGAGGCCGACCGCGACCTGGAGGCCAACACCGACGTCGCGGCCCAGCGCGGCGCCGCCGAGGAGCCCGGGAACCCCAAGTTCGCGGAGGTGCGGACCGCGCGCGAGGTCTACGAGCTCAAGCTCCGCCGGCTGGAGTACGAGGAGAAGGTCGGCAAGCTGGTCTCGGCCGACGAGGTGCGCGCGGCGGTGTTCAAGGTGAACCGCGGCATCCGGGACGCGCTGCTGGCGATCCCGCCGCGCATCATGCCGGTGCTGCTGGGCTGCAAGGACGCCGGCGAGGGCGAGCGGTTACTCACCGAGGAGCTGCGGCGCGTGGTCGCCGGGCTCGGTCAGGAGCTCAAGAATGGCAAGCCCGGCAAACCTGGCGGTCGCTGAGGACCTGGTCGGCGCCGCGGCCTCGGACGGGCTCGAGCTCGAGCCGCTGCTGACCATCAGCGAGTGGGCCGACGAGTTCCGGGTGCTGGACTCCAAGACCAGCGCCGCGGTGGGCCCGTGGCGGACCGACCGCATCCCCTACGCGCGCGAGATCATGGACAGCCTCTCGCCCCACGACCCGGTGCGGCGCATCGTGTTCATGAAGGGCGCGCAGCTGGGGGGCACCGAGATCATCAATAACTTTCTCGGCTACATCATCCACCGCGCGCCGGCGCCGGTGCTGATCGTCTATCCGACCATCGACGCGGCGAGCAAGGTCTCGAAGCAGCGGATCGCACCGATGATCGAGTTGACGCCGGTGCTGCGCGAGCGAGTGCGCGCGGCGCGCTCGCGGGACGCCGGCAACACCACCTTCGTCAAGGAGTTCCAGGGCGGCCTGTTCATCCTGACCGGCGCCAACTCCGGCGCCGGCCTGCGGTCGATGCCGGCGCGCTTCCTGTTGTGCGACGAGGTCGACGATTACCCCGGCGACGTCGACGGCCAGGGCGACCCGGTGGCGCTGGCCGAGAAGCGCACCAGCAACTTCCCACGCCGTAAGATCCTCCTGGTTTCGAGCCCCACCCTCAAGAACCTGTCGCGGATCGAGCGCGAGTACCTGGCCAGCGACCAGCGGCGCTACTTTGTCCCCTGCCCGCTGTGCGGAATGATGGACTGGATCCAGTGGCGGATCGGCGGCTGGAGCGGCGAGGAGGGGCGGCACCACCACATCCACTTCGACGAGCACCGGCCCGAGACCGCCCGGCTGCGCTGCGCCAGCTGCGACGGGCTGATCGACGAGCACCACAAGACCCAGATGCTGGCGCGCGGCGCGTGGCGCCCGACCGCGGTGGGCGACGGCAAGACCCGCGGCTACCACCTCTCGAGCCTCTACTCGCCGATCGGCTGGCGGTCGTGGGCCGAGTGCGTCGACGAGTTCCTGAAGGTCAAGAGCGACGCGGTGATGCTGAAGACCTGGGTCAACACCGTGCTGGGGGAGACCTGGGAGGACCTCGGCGAGGGGGTCGGCGCCGGCAGCGTCCTGGCGCGCGCGCGGCGCTACGCCGGCGAGGTACCGGTCGGGGTCGGCGCGCTGGTCGCCTCGGTCGACGTCCAGGCCGATCGGCTCGAGTGCGCCGTCAAGGGCTACGGCGCCGGCGAGCAGTCGTGGCTGATCGCGCTCGCCCAGTTCCACGGCGACCCGGGGCAGGAGAGCGGCCCCAAGTCGCCGTGGCCGGACCTCGACCAGTTCTTGAAGGGCGAGTTCCTGCACGAGAGCGGCCAGAAGCTCCGCATCGAGTGCGTCACGATCGACAGCGGGCACCACACCGAGGTGGTCTACCGGTTCTGCAGCGTGCGGCGCGAGCACAAGGTGTTCCCGGTCAAGGGCGGCAGCGAGCGCGGGCGCGAGATCGTCTCGCGCGCCAGCACCCGCAACCGCTACCGGGTGAAGCTGTGGACGCTCTGCACCGACACCGCCAAGGACGTGATCTACTCGCGGCTGCGGATCGCCACGCCCGGCCCCGGCTACATGCACTTTCCCGAGTGGATCGACGAGGAGTACGTCGACCAGCTGACCGCCGAGCGCGCGGTCTGGAAATATGTCAAGGGCAAGGGCACGGTGCGGCAGTGGATCAAGATCCACCGCCGGAACGAGGCGCTCGACCTCGAGGTCTACTGCCTGGCGGCGCTGCATATCCTGGGGCCGCCGCTGATGCGCGTGCTGCAGAGCCGCGCCGACAAGTTCGCGCAGATGGTGCTCGCTCCGGCGCCCGGCGAGGGCGGTCCACCACCCGCCGCACCCGCGCCGCTGCCCGCCAAGCGCAAGCGGCGCGGCTGGGCCACCAACTGGTGAGGGGCGTCACGACCGCGATTCCCTAGGCGAAAAAACAGCTTGATCGTTCTAGCTGGTGGGTCGATACTCCAGTTGTCGGTCAGGGGAATGGTCCCCGGCCGAAGCCCGCAGGAGGCGAGACGATGAAGCCCGAGGAACTCGAGGACCTGACCAGCTACCGCCGCACGAGGCGCGCGGCGCGGCTCACTTTTAAGCGCGGCGCGCTCGGCGCCGCCCGCGCCGAGCTGGTGGCCGAGTGGCCGCTGCCCGGCCCGCCCTCGCACCTCGAGGCCTGCCGCGAGGCGCTACTGATGATCGAGGCGGAGCACGACGCGAACCGCCCGCGTCGGGCGGCCTCGTGACCAAGCTCACGAAACCGATCACGCGCTCGGCCCAGCTGCTGCGCGGCGAGGTCGCCATCACCATGGACCCGGCCGGCATGCTGTGGTTCCGCGAGAAGGGCCGACGCCGGCGGTTCCCGGTCGACCTGAACCTGATCTTCGCGCGAGCCGTGGCCGCCCAGGTGGCCGCGGAGCGCAAGCTGCGCCGGCGCGGGAGTCGCTCATGACGATCGAATCCGGTCAGGTCGAGCGATTCCTGGTGATAAAGCAGTCGGCGAACGATCATCCTACGACCGTCCTCGCTGGCGGACGCTTCCAGGGCGTCCGGCCACACATGTTCCTGCGCAGGATCTCGCCTCGGGGCTTCTGGCTCGAGGCGATCGAGCAGCACCCGGCTTGGCGGCGGATCCGCGTCGAAAGGACCGCCCATGCTTGACGTCGAACAGTGGGCCAAGGAGGAGCACGACCGGAAGTCGAAGTCGAAGTCGCTGGCGCGCGGCCTGATGCTGCTGTCGCACCTGGCCGAGAGCGAGTCGCTGCGGGTCGAGCGCGACCCCGAATCGGAGCCCCACTTCGACCAGCTGAACGCCGCGATCCACGATCTGTCGAAGACCGCGGCGCGCCGCTGGGCGACCGCCGAGCTGCGCCACTTCGCCGTCTCCGAGCTGGAGCGGCGCATCTGCCAGAGGAAAGGGACCAAGTCGTGAGGGGGATCTACCGGATCGGTTTTATGGTGGTCGCGGGGCTATGCGCCTTCCTCGCCGTGGCGAGCGTGCAGGTCGGGGGGCGGCTCGGCCAGCTGACCTTCTGGCTGTTCGCCGGCGCCGCGTTCCTGTCGTTCGCGAAGGCGCTCGAGGGCGTCTTCGCCGAGCCGCCGCGCCATGAGCGCCGGCTGGATCGCTGGTCCTGATGCGCATCCTGCTCATGGTTCACAAGCGAGATGGGGCGATCCAGTATATGGGCCGAGCAGGTGCCGATTGCAGGACGGCTCAGCGAGCGGAAGCGAACTAACCCCGACGAGGAGATCGAAATGGCAACGAAGAAGACGAAGCGGTACGTGATCGTCCGGACTACCAGCGCCGGCGTGTTCGCTGGAGGGGGCCGAGTTCTCGAAGACGTTTCCCGGCAGGACGGCTCCACGGGCAACCGCAGCCGCGCCGGCCTCCGGCGTGACCATCGTCCTGTCGGATCACAGTGCTGGCGGCGGGGCTAACCGGAGGCCCGAGTCCGGAGTTGGCGCCAAACCATCGCAGGGGCGGACGCCGCCCCGCCGCGCTCGCAGCTCACAGATCGGAGGAGAGCATGGCTCCAAAGAAGAAGCGGCTCCGCATCACCGCAGCCGCGCGGCGGGTGGCGCGACGCGCGACCATCCGCGAGCTCAAGCGGACGATCGCGCGGCTGCAGCGATCGCACGCGCAGAAGCGCCTGGTGCGGCTGGTCGACCTCATGGAGCGGTGGGAGAGACTGCACCACCCGGAGTTCGCGCGCCTCAAGGCGCTGGCCGAGCTGCGCGAGACCTGGCGCGAGATCCGCGCGGAGCTCGTGGCCGGCCGGTGAGCGTCCGGTGGGCCAAGCTGGAGGGGCGGGCGGCGGCGGCGGCCCACGCGTTTCGCAAGGTCGAGGGGCTCGAGCAGTCAGCCTGCGGGCGGTTCCGCGTCATGCATTGCCGGTTGATCTTCGTCAACCCGGACCACGTCACACGATGCCGAGCCTGTGGGCTCGCGCTGAGAGGAGAGGACCGACATGAGAGAGCACCTGCCGCTGGCGGCGCTTGAACCGTCCGCGACCAACCCGCGCCGCCTGGACGTCAGCGACTGCGGGATCGAGGAGCTCGCGGCGAGCGTCCGCGCCCACGGGATCCTGCAGCCGATCCTGGTGCGCCCGCACCCCAAGAAGGAGGACCGCTACGTCATCGTGTGCGGCCACCGGCGCTGGAGCGCCGCGAAGGCCGCTGGGCTCGAGACCATCCCGGCCACGATCTCGAAGCTCACCGACCAGGAGGCGCTCGAGCTCCAGCTGGTCGAGAATCTGCAGCGCGCCGACCTCCACCCGCTCGAGGAGGCCCAGGGCTACCACGACCTCTCGCGCCAGCCCGGCTACGACGTCGCCAAGATCGCGGCGCGGGTGGGCCGCTCGGTCAAGTACGTCTACGACCGGGTCAAGCTGCTGGCGCTGACCAAGGAGGCGAAGGCGCTGTTCTGGGCCGGCAAGTTCACCGCCGGGCACGCGATCCTGCTGGCGCGCTTGAAGCCCGCCGACCAGGCGCGCGCGCTCGCCACCGACCGGATCGGTAACGGCCGGGAGGGCGGGATCTTCGCGGTCGAGCACCTGCACCAGGATCCGTTCGAGGAGGACGAGGCGAAGAGGTCGGTCAAACCGCGCAGCGTGCGGGAGCTCGAGTCGTGGATCGACGACAATGTGAGGTTCGAGCCGACGGCGGCCGACCCGCTGCTGTTCCCGGAGACCGCGGTGGCGCTCCAGGACGCGAGCACCGAGAAGCGCAAGGTGGTGCTCATCACCCACGACTACCACGTGCCGGAGGGCGCGCGGGGCAAGGAGCGGACCCACGGGCCGATGTCGTGGCGCCGGGCGGACGGCGAGCTGGCCGAGCACTCGCGGTCCGGCAAGCGCGTCAAGTCCAGGACCTGCGAGAAGTCGGAGCTCGGCGTGATCGCGGTCGGCCCGGGCCGCGGCGACGCCTTCCAGGTGTGCGTGGACCGGACCTGCGAGATCCACTTCCCGCGGGCCGCGAAGACGGCGAGGAAGAAGGCCGGCGGGGCAGTGGCGAAGCCGGCGGGGCCGGACCAGTTGCCGTGGGAGCTGCGGCGCAAGGCCCTGGCGGTCGCCTGGGCGCGCTGGAAGGCCGCCACGCCCAGGATCCTCAAGGCGACCCGGGCGGCGGTCCTCAAGGCTCCCGCGGGCGCCCAGGGGCCGCTGGCGGGGGTCCTGCTGCGCGGCGCCTACCGGTCTGACGAGGTCCCGCGCGGGCGGACCGCCGAGGACCTGGTGCGCCACCTGGCCTACGGGCGGATCCAGCACGAGATCCGATCGGAGCACGCCTACGTGGACTTCCGGTCGCACGCGCGCGCGCTGGGGATCAACCTGGCCGGGCTGCTGCGAGACCCGGCGGCGCAGACGTCTGCAAAACGTCCGGTGAAGAAGGCGGCGCGCCGGAAGAAAGGGCGGCGCTGATGGAGCCGCTCCGGTTCAACGTGATGGTGACCGGCCACTCAATACGCAGCTGGGCGCTCGGCACGGTCAAGCTCGATCCCACTGAGGTCGAGGTCAGCTTCGAGAGCACCCTGTCGGTCGCCGGACTCTCGAGCCGCCCGGTGCGCTTCGACCTGACCCTGCCGGGCGTGGCCGAGTTCCCGCTGGGCCGCGCGTTCGACCTCGAGCTGCACGCCACGGAGGTCGGACCGTGATCGTCTTCCTCCGCGGCCGCGCACTCGGCTGGGTCCAGCGGCTCCTGCTCACGCTGGGGTTCGCCACTGTCCGCGATGCCGCGCTCGCGATCTCACTCATCGAGTGCCCGCAGTGCCGGGCCGGCCTGGCGGCGCTGGTGCTGGGTCCGCGGTGGATGAAGCTCGTCGACTTCATGGGGACACCCGCGCCCCCGTGTGCGAGGCATCGGTGAGGATCCTGCTCACGCAGCGGGTCTGGGTCTCGCACCTCGACGCCGGCCCAGTCGCGCTTCAGGAGCACGCCGGCCAGATGGTCGCGCCCCACCCGCGCGTGCACTTCCAGGTGGTGGGGAGCCTCGGCGACCGCCTCCACGGCGGCCCGATGGTCTGGCAGGTCCGGCCCGAGGACCTGGCGCAGTTCCCGATCGGCAAGTGCTTCACGATCGAGCTCACCGACGCCCCGGCGCCGGCGGGGGACGCGTGAGTCGGCGCCTCGACTTCAGCGACCGCCAGATGCGCGCCTACCTCGAGCAGCTCGAGCACGAGGTCGCGACCCGCACCGCGGAGTCGCCGGCGCCGATCCCGGCCGTCGAGCTCAGTCAGCCGGCGCTGCCGGAGTTCGCCCACCTGTGCGGGCGCGCGGTGCTCGACCCGACGGTGCGCTTCATGCGAGTGAGCGCGCGGATCGTGGCCGACAAGGTGGTCGAGCAGTGGATAGAGGTCCGGCGGGCTACCGAGACGTGGGAGCGGTTCGAATGACCGGCCACCTGCCGCAGCTGTGGCTCATCGACCGCCTGCAGCGCGCCTTCGAGGCCTTCCACGCCGCGAACCCCCAGGTCTACGCGACGCTGGTGCGGCTCGCGCGCGGGTACTTCACGGCCGGCCGGCACGTCGGGATCGGCCACCTGTGGGAGGTGATGCGCTGGCAGCGGTGGGTGGAGACGCGCGGCGACTTCTTCAGGCTCAATAACAACTGGCGCAGCCGCTACGCGCGGCTCATCATGGAGCAGGAGCCGGACCTCGCGGGCTACTTCGAGACGCGCCGGCTGCGCTCCGCGTTCGATTCGGGCGCGGCCCGGGTCATCCGATAGGGGGCAGCAGATGGTGAAGCTCGGCGACAGGGCGAAGGACGTGATCTCCGGCTTCTCGGGCATCGTGACGGGACGCGCGGTCTACCTGAACGGGTGCGTGCACATCCTGATCAACTCGCAGTCGCTCGGCGACAAGGGCGAGCCGAAGTCCGAGTGGTTCGACGAGCCGCGGGTCAAGTTGATCCGGGCGGGGGCGTTCCAGGCGCAGCAGAGCACCGCGACCGCCGGCGGCCCGGTCTCAAACCCGGCCCCGAAGCACTGACCTAGCGGGCGCCGGCCACGTCGGACGGGCGGGCAAGGTGCGGGACGACGTCCGTCCTGCCCCGCACGCCGGCGCTCGCTTCAAACAGGAGGAGACGATGGACGACGGAGGAGACCAGTGGAACCCGATGGTGATCTGCGGGGAGATCATCCCGCTGTGGTGGCTCATCCAGTGGAAGGGCGCGCTTGACCTGCTATGGTGGGCGCGGTGAGCGGCAACCGCAAGCAACCGACCGCGCTCCCCGCGAGTGGACGCAAGCCGGACCCGCCGCCGGCGCCGCCCGCGGCGCGATATCCGGGCCACGAGCGGACGGAAGCGTTCGCGCGGCGCCTGCTGGCCGAGCGGACGGAAGCGTTCGCGCGGCGCCTGCTGGCCTCGATCGTGCTGCAGCACCGGCGCGAGCTCCAGGAGGCGGAGGACGCGATCTACTCCGAGTGGCAGGCTTGGGCGGACCTCGCCGGACGTGGGCTCGAGGCGCGAAAGATTATCGAGCAGCTCAAGAACCAGACCCGGAGGGTCGCATGACCAGGGACGAGCAGGCGCTGGCGGTGTTCCGCAACGCGCTGCGGCGCATCAGCGCGATCGAGATGGAGCCGAGGCCGAACGACCGCGGCGCGGGTTCGATCTCGCACCGGGTCAAGCTGGAGATCATGGCGCTCAACCACCGGATGCCGGCGTTCCTGGCCGGCCTGGCGCTCTGGATGAACACCCCGCAGGAGGACGAGGGCGCGGGCCAGCCGACCGGCGACGTTGCGCCCCATCTGGGCGTTGCCGGCGCGATCCAGCTGCTGCAGCGGACCATTGGCGTCGAGATTGACGGCATCCTCGGCCAGGAGACGGTCCGGGCGCTGCAGCACCACGCGCCCCGAAACCTCGCCCCGATCTGCACCTACGAGCTGCACTGGACCCCATGAACGACGACCCGGCGCGCAGGTACGTCACGATCAGCCTGGACTGCCCGGACGGCGAGGTCGAGGGCGTGATCTGGGTGGAGTCGGCCGGCGCCGACCAGCGGGCGCATCGCTTCCTGGTCGTCGGGGAGCGGGTGCAGGCCTACCTCGACGAGCTCGAGGACGGCGGCTCGGTCGAGCTGCGCTTCACGCGGATCGACCTGACGCGGGCCCAGATCGCCGCGCTCCCCGAGACGTGAGCCGCCGCTCGGAGGAGTCCCGCCAGCGCCTGCGCGCGCGCATGGCGCGCTACCCGGCCAACTGGCCGGAGGTCTCGCACCGGATCCGCCTCCGCTCGGGCGGCCGCTGCGAGTGCGTCGGCGAGTGCGGCCTGCACCCGCCGCTGCCGGCGCCCTGCCCGAACTGCCTGGCCGAGGGGCGGCGCGAGGGCTGCGAGAGCTGCGGCGGCGCGGGCGCGATCACGGTCCAGCGCCGCTGCGAGGAGCGCCAGGGCGAGGCGCCGCGCTGGGCCCGCGGGCGGCGCGTCGTCCTGACCGTGGCGCACCGCGACCACGACCCGGGCAACTGCGGTGCCGAGAACCTGTACGCCGCCTGCCCGCGCTGCCACCTGCGCTATGATGCCCCGCACCACCAGCGCAACGCGGCCGCGACCCGCAGGGCGAAGAAGCGGAACCTCGAGCTCGAGCTGGGAGGAGCGACGTGAGGAAGATCAACCAGGCGGCCTCGCTGATGGGCAAGCGCGGGGGCCCGCGGGGCGGGCGGGCGCGCGCCCGGAGCCTGACCCTGGCGCAGCGGGTCGAGATCGCGCGCCGCGGCGGCCGCGCGCGCGCCCGGACGGCACGGCGCCGGCGCGGGAAGTTCGCGTGAGCCGCACCCCGACGCACCCCGGCCAGGGCTGGCCGCGGCACTACCGCAACCCCGCGGCGATCGGCGCGCGGGTCCGCGCCTGGGAGCGCGGCTACGAGCTCGGGGCGGATCGCCGCGCCTGGGAGCGCGTGCGGATCGCCGAGATGGACTACGAGCACTCGCCGGTGCTGCTCGCTGACTTCGTCAAGGGCTACCGGCACGGGCTCGCGATCGCGGCTCGGCTCGAGCAGCAGTCGCTGGCGATGGCCGCCGGCGCGGGCGGATCCTGATGGGGCTGCGCGTGTTGCTCGCCAGCACCGGCCTGATCGAGTCGCTGATCTCGTGCGGCACCGCCGGCCCGCTGGCGCCGGTCAACGTCCCGCGCGACCTCGAGGTGCTGTATGTTCGGCTCAACGTCCTGCGTGGGAGGATCGAGTGCCTGGTGCGGAGCCAGGCGTTCGAGGGCGGTGAGCTGAGGTGCGGCTGCGAGCACTGCCTGCGCGAGGCGCTCGAGCTGCTCCCGCCGCTCATCCCGATCTTCAAGGACCCGAGGGTCGAAGATGCGGAGACCGCCGCATGACCGGGACCAGGCTTGATCGCCGCGATCGCGCTGGCCATCGTCGTCAGCTTCACCCTACCGGACTCGAACGCCGCCGTGGACAGCGTCGGGCGCTCCGTGACCTGGCCCTTCGTCTGCGATCGCGGCTCCTTCCTGCTCTCGGACCTCGACTCGGCCTTCGTGTGGGTCCAGAGCTACGCGCACCCGCAGTCCTACGTGGCGCGGGCGCTGGGGGTGCGCGGCCTGGAGGGAGAACCCTGCAGCGTCGCGATTCCGGACGCCGATACCACCGGTGGACAGGTCCAGGTGGTCACGAGCGACCGGGCCGGCAACCGGTCCTGCGGCTCGAACGTGGTGCTGCTCCATGGGGGGGCGCTTGAGGCCCCGCGTGGACCGCCGCCGCTCGAGTCCGGACCGTCGCGGCTCTACGACCTCTCCGGGCGCCGGGTCCAGCCTCCGCTCGCGCCCGGGGTCTACTTCGAGCGCCACGCCTCCGGCGTGCAGCGCATCGTGGTGATCCGCTGATGGCGCGCTCCGACCTCGTGATGCACGTCCGCGTTCGGGCCCTGAGCGGATTGTCGAAGTGCCTGGTCTGCGCGACTGTGTTCTCCTGGAGGATCGAACGCGAGGATCCGCGCTTCATCGACCTCGAGATGCACTGCCTAGCCTGCGGCGGCTCCACCGAAACCGATCCGGCCCTGATCGTCGGGTTCATCGAGACCTCGCTGGATGGTAAGGAATGGCGGCCGGCATGAACCTCGCCTCGCTGCGCGCGCTCGAACGCCACCTCGGAGATCCGCAGGAGTGTCTGCGGCATCTGCTCGAGCAATATCGCCGTCGCCCATCGCCGCACTTGCACCGCGAGATCGGCCAGGCCATGGAGGCCTGGACCGGCCGCAGATCCCGCGGTGGATCCACCCGGACGCCGCGCGCGGTCGCCACGACCACCCTGGCCGATGGGCGCTGGCTGGTCCGGGACTTCCTATCATGAGCGCCCACGTTCGGGATGCTGAGGCCACGTCCACGGTCACGAGGGACCACGACCTCAAGCCACCGCTCGCCCACCTGGTGCTCAAGCCCGAGTGGCCGCGCGCGCTATGCGGCGCGATGGTCTCGGAGCGGTTCGGCGCCGGAGCACCCGGTATGGACCGCTGCTCGAACTGCCTGCGGATCCGGCGCGAGCGGTCGCTCGGGCGCCCGGGGTGGATCTCATGACTTCCACAGGGAGGTGACCTCGACTCGGACGTCGTAGGAGCGAAGGGAGCCGCTGCGGGGCGCCGGTCGGAGGGAATCCGACCGGCGCCGCTGTATCAGGAGCTTATACTCGACGCCGGCGCGGCGCGCCCCCACCCTCGCGCGCATGTCGGCACCCGTCCTGACCGCCATGCCGGACTCGTTCGCCTCCGGCACCACCGTCGAGTACTCGCGCACCTTCGCCTCCTACCCGGCGGTCGGTGGCGCCTGGACCGCCAAGCTGTACGTCCGCGGCCGCAGCTCGCTCGACGTCGCGGCCACCGTGGTCAGCGGCGCCTTCGCCTTCGCGCTCTCCTCCGCCGCCACCGCCGCGCTGCTGGCCGGGATCCACACCTGGAAGGAGATCGTCCACGACGTCGCGAATAACAAGGACTACGTCGCGGCCAGCGGCACGGTCACGATCCTCCCCAACGTCGGCAGCGCCCAGGCCGGCGATTTCCAGGCGTTCGAGGAGAAGATGCTGCTGGCGATCGAGGGGGTGCTGACCGGGCGCATCACCGCCGACGTCGAGCACTACCAGATCGGCAACCGCTCGCTGACGAGGGTGCCGCGCAAGGAGCTGTGGGCCGAGCGGTCGCGGATGATCGACAAGATCCAGCGCAACAAGTTCCCCGGCCAGATGGGGCCGAAGGTGCTCGCCACCTTCACCGGGGTCCAGAGCGAGACCGGCTCGCGCGACGTGCCGCCGGCGGCGGGGCCGGCGCTGTGATGACCGCGCTCGAGTCGGTGGCGGTCGAGACCCCAATGGTGCGACGTCTGAGCGCCTACGAGAGCGCGGCGCTCTCGTGCGCCGACTCGACCCGGCGCGGGATCGAGCAGCGCGCGCTCGACGCCAAGCGCGTGAAGGCGCTGCTGATGAAGCGCGACGCCTACCGCGGGAGCGAGATCAACCGGCTGACCGCCGACTGGGCGATCTCGCTGTTGACCCCGGACGACGAGCTGCGCTGGACCAACCGGCGGATCCGGGCGCGGGCCCGCGACCTGCGCCGCAACAACGCCTATGCCCGCCACTTCCTCACCATGCTGGCGATCAACGTGGTGGGCCCGAACGGCATCGACGTCGACCCGCAGGTGCGCGACAACAGCGGGAAGCTGAACAAGATGCTGAACCAGAAGATCGACGACGCCTGGGAGGACTGGAGCAGCTGCGTCACGATCGACGGGCGGCTCTCGCGCGTGGCGTTTGAGCACCAGACCATCAAGGCCTGGGCCTGCGACGGCGAGGCGTTCGTGCGCCTGTGGCCGGGCTTCCCCGACAACCCCTACCGCTTCGCGCTGGATGCCATCGACCCGGACCAGATCGATGAGCGCATGAACCGGCTCTCACCCTCGGGCGGCGAGAACGAGATCCGCATGGGGGTCGAGATCAACCAGTATGGCCGCCCGGTGGCGTTCTGGATGTGGGACCACCCGGCGAGCTACACCGCGATGGGAGGCCCGCGCAACCATATCCGCGTCCCGGCCGAGCAGGTGATCCACCTCTACGACCCGGAACGGTGCAACCAGACGCGCGGCACGTCCTGGTTCGCCTGCATCATGCTGCCGCTCAAGATGCTCGATGGCTACATCGAGGGCGAACTCGTCGGCGCACGCCTTGCCGCCTCCAAAATGGGATTTTTCCAGCTCAAGGTCGGCGAATCTGGCGAGTTCACCCCCGACGTGAACAACGAGATCTCGATGGAGGCGAACCCCGGCAGCTTCGAGACCCTGCCACCCGGCTACGAGCTCGCGACCTTCGACCCGCATCACCCGAACGTCGCCTACGGCGCGTTCGTCAAGGGCGCGCTGCGCACCGTCTCGACCGGGCTCGACTGCAGCTATAACTCGCTCGGCAACGACCTCGAGAGCGTCAACTACTCGAGCGCGCGCATGGGCCTGACGATCGAGCGCGACACCTGGGAGACGCTGCAGAACCGGTTCCGCGACGTGTTCTACCGGCGCATCTACGCCGAGTGGCTCGACTGCGCGCTGCTGTCGGGGCGCCTGGTGCTCGACTCGCGCGACTTCCGGAAGTTCCTCGAGGTGAAATACGCGGCGAGGAGCTTCGACTCGCCCGACCCCCTGAAGGACAGCGAGGCCGACTCGGTCGACATCAACGCGGGGCTGATCTCGCGCCAGCAGGTGCTGGCGAAGAAGGGGCGCGACTTCTTCGAGATCGCCGAGCAGCTCAAGGCCGAGCAGGACGAGGCGATCCGGCTCGGGATCGACATCACGCCGCCGCGCGTGGCGCCCAAGGGCGCGGCCGGCGGGGCGGGCGCGGCCGCGGCCGAGGCCGCCGACACCGGCACGACGGTCGCCGATGCGAGCGCCAACGCGCTGGACATCCCCGCGGCGATCGCCGAGCGGGCGGCACTCAACGGGCAGGGGAGGCTGAGATGAAGATCTACCGCACCCGGATCTACGACCCGCTGGTGGGCCTCTCGTCGGTGACGACCATCAACTCACAGACGGTCACGAGTGCCGCGTTGTTCGGCTTGGTCTCGATCGGCATGCAAGTGAGCGGGGCCGGGATCGCGCCCGGCACGATCGTCAGCGCGTTCGGCAGCAGCAGCAGCATCACGGTCAGCATCCCGGCCACCGCGACCGGGACGCCGAGCCTGAGCTTCGCCTTCGACCTCTCCAGGCTCAGCGCGCTGTCGCAGAGCGGCGTGAGCATCGCGGTCGGCACGATCCAGATCCCGCCGCTGCGCGTCCGCGGCGCCCGAGCTGTCGTGCTCGCCATCAAGGGGAACCTCAACGGCGGCACCTGGACGGCGAACGAGAAGGTCGGCGAGGACGTGCCGCTGGCCCCGATCTCGTGCGCCACCACCGCGGGCTCGACCAACGTAACCAGCGCGGCCCTGTTCCCGGCCGCCTCGGTGGTGGCCGGGCAGTACGTCAAGGGACCGGGGATCCTGCCGGGCACCACCATCGCCGCCTGGGTCAGCACCAGCAGCCTCACGCTCAGCCAGCCGGCCACCGCCACCGCCGCGGCGGTCTATCTGTCGATCGGGCCCGACGTCTCCTTCCTGGTCGAGCAGGGCGCGGACGGGATCTTCACGCCCTTCGGCACGGCCTCCCCGATCACGATGGTCACCGGATTCTGGAAGTACCGCGGCCTGTTTCCGGTCTCCGTTCCGGTCTTCACCCAGCAGTACTACGGGAACCGCATCGTGGTCGCGACCGCGGCCACTCTGGCGGTCACCGTCGACGCGATCACGGTGTTCGACTCCGACCCGAACCTGGACGAGGCCTACCTCGCACCCTAAGGGGGACACCATGACGGTTGCCGCACCCTCGAAGTCGCACAACCGGCGCCTGGTCTACCCGGGCGGCCGCGGGATGCAGCTGCTGCCGGTCGAGGAGATCAAGCCGCTCGCGGCGCGCGCCGAGGGCGACCCGGTGCGCTTCCGCATGTCGGCCTCGAGCGAGCGGATCGTGACGCGGCGCGGCTTCTTCAGCGACTGGCGCGAGCAGCTCTCGCACGCGGCCGGCGCGGTGCGGATGGAGCGGTTCGCCTCCGGCTCGGCGGCGATGCTCGAGGAGCACCGCGGCGTGCCGATTGGCGTGGTGGACTCGGCGATCATCGACCAGAAGCGGATCGTCGCCGACACCCGCTTCTCGCCGAACCCGCGCGGCCAGGAGGCGCAGCGCGACGTCGAGGCCCGGGTCCGCACCAACATCAGCATCGGCTACCTGGTGCACGTGGCCACGCTGGTCGAGAAGAACGAGCAGGAGGGCGACCTCTGGCGCATCGACGACTGGGAGCCGGTCGAGATGTCGCTGGTGGGAGTGCCGGCCGACCCCAGCGTGGGCGTCGGTCGCAGTGCAGGCGGCGAGGAGCTCGACCGCCCGATGGAAGTCCGCGACGGCACCGCCGTCAGGGAGGAAAGAACCATGCTTCACCGGAGTCCGATTGAGCCCGGCGTCGCGGCCGACCCGGCGCAGGAGAAGGAGCGCACCGCGCTGGCCGTCAAGGCGGCGGTCGAGGAGCAGACGAACCGGATCGCCGAGATCACCGACCTGTGCCACGGCCACAACGCCGCCGACCGGATCGCCAAGTACGTGAAGGACGGCAGCGCGGTCGAGCAGGTGATGCGCGAGCTGCTGAGCGACAAGGTGAAGAAGCTGAGCGAGCGCGGCGGGGCCGGCGCCGAGGCGCTCGATGGCCTGGCGAAGAAGGACCGCAAGCGGTACAGCTACCGCCGGGCGATCCAGATGGCGATCGACAACGTACTCGACCAGGCCAAGCCGGACGGGATCGAGGGCGAGGTGCACCGCGCGCTCGCGAAGCAGTGGCCCTCGGGTCTGGAGCGCCGCGGCGGCCTCTTGATCCCGATGCGGCTCAGCGACGAGGACCAGCTGGGCGAGCTGGCGGTCGAGAAGCGCGTGCTCGACTCCAAGACGCTCGCCAAGGGTACCGAGCTGGTGTTCGAGCAGCCCGGCGAGTTGATCGAGCTGCTGCGCAACCGCACCTACGTGCTGCAGATGGGCGCGCGGCTGCTGACCGGCCTGTCGGGCCCGATCGCGTTCCCGAAGCAGACCGGCGCCGCCACCGCCTACTGGGTGGGCGAGAACGCCGCGGCCGTCACGGCTTCGGACGTCGCGCTGGGGCTGGTCCAGGTGGCGCCCAAGACGCTGCAGGCCACCATGGCCTACAGCCGCCAGCTGCTGGCGCAGGCGACCATCGACGTCGAGACCATGGTGCGCGAGGAGCTGGCGCTGATCCACAGCATCGCGATCGACCGCGCGTCGATCCACGGCCTCGGAGCGGCCGGCGAGCCGATGGGGATCTACGCCGCCGCGGGCGTCGGGGCCCAGGCGTTCGGCGGGGCGCCGACCTTCGCCAACATGGCCAACCTGATGAAGCTGGTGGCGCAGCAGAACGCCGACCAGGGCGCGCTGGGCTTCCTCACCAACCCCCAGATCGCCACCGAGCTGATGACCACGCTCAAGGCGCCGGGCGTGGCCTCGCCGTTCGTGTGGGACGGCACCCACCAGAGCGGCACGGTCCAGGGCTACCAGGCGCGCGGCACCAACCAGGTGTCGAACGTCATGAGCGGCTCGGCGACCACCGGCGGCGCGGAGTCGGGGATCATCTTCGGCAACTGGGGCGACCTGATCCTGGCGCTGTTCTCGATGATGGAGCTGGTGGTCGATCCCTACAGCCAGAAGAAGAGCGGGTTGATCGAGATCACCAGCTTCCAGCTGGCGGACGTGGTGCCGCGCCACGGCGAGTCGTTCGCCAAGTCGACCGGCGCCACGTAGACCGGCCTGAGCTGAGAGCTGGATAGCGAACTGCGAAGCACGAACCGCGGGCGCGGCCTGGTGCCGCGCCCGCTCGAGGAGACCAGCATGGCGCACAAGGTGATGTCGGGATTCTCCCTGGGTGGCGGGCGGGACCTCTACCCCGGCGACACGCTCGAGGCGGGCGACCTCGGGGAGGGGGCCGCCGAGGCGGCGCTGATCAAGCTCTACGTCGACACCGGGCGCCTGGCGCCCTACAGCTCGGCGGCCGACAAGCGGGCCGCCGATGAGGTGCTCAAGCGCCAGCGGGCCGCCGACCAGGCGCGGGCCGACGAGCTGGCGGCACTCGCCGGCGCCGGCGCGGTGGCGGCGGCGGCCGCCGCCGCGGCCGCGGGCGCCACTCACACGGTCACGACCGGCTTCGGCCAGGAGGAGTAGACGATGTCCGCACAGGCGGTGGTACTGGCACAGAACGTGCCGCAGATCGTGGTCAACGCGGTGTCGCAGGCGGCGACCTTCAACAGCGCCGGCATCGACCTGCAGAACTACGAGGGCGTGCTGTCGATCGTGGTCCAGACCGGCGCGATCACCGGCACCCTGGACGGCAAGATCCAGGACTCGGCGGACAACACGGCCTTCGCCGACCTCGCCACGCCGATCACCTTCACGCAGGTAACGGCGGCGAACAAGATCCAGGCCGTCCCGGTCGACGCCCGCTCGGTGCGGCGCTACATCCGCTACGTCGGCACGATCGTGACCGGCCCGGTGCTGATCTCGGTGGTGGCGAACGGCTTCAAGAAGATGCGCTAGCGGGGGGGACCGGTGTCGAGCTTCTACGGGGCGTCGGACATCCAATCCATGCTGGACCCGTTCGGCGTTCCCGTGAAGCTCGGCAGCGTCACCGCGAACTGCCTGCTGGATCAGGACGACCTCACTCTGCTGCACGGCGAGGCCATGTCGTTCGCCGGCAAGCAGATCCGGCTGACCGCGCGAACCGGGGCGTTCCCGGGCCTGGCGGCTGGCCAGCCGCTCAAGGTGTTCATCAACGAGGCCTGGGTCTCGATGCAGGTGGTGAGCGCCTACCAGGTCGAGGACGGCGCGCTCACCCAGGTCACCTGCCTGCCGCTCTAGGGACGAGAGGGTCATGCCGCCACTCAGCGCGATGGAGAACCGAATCGAGGACGCGATCGTCCTGGAGCTCAACAAGATCGGCGTGCCGCCGACCGCCTGGCTCACCGTGCCCGGCGGCGTGACCCTCGGACCGCCCGGCGACCCGGTGCCGGCCAAGACGGCGGCCAAGCTCTACCTGCAGTGGATCCGCACCGAGCCGTTGCCGCCCGCCGCCGGGACCTCGCAGCACTGGGCGCGCGCCCACTGGGGGATCTGGTGCGCCAGCTCGGCCGTGAACGGCCTGCGACTGATCAAGGACCTCAAGGCCGACGTGCTGCGCGCGCTGTTCGCCGCCGAGCCGACCCTGATCGCGCTCACCGGGTACGGCCTGTGGCCGGACGGCTTCCTGGTGCGCGACGACCTGAGCAGCATCGCCGTGGCGATCGGCGTCCAGCTGATCTACACGGACTTCCTGCTCGACCATACCAACCCATAGCGGAGGGCGACCACCATGCCGGGACTCGGCTTTAAGAGCTACATCCAGCTGGCACCGGAGACGACCTATGGGACGGCGGTCGCCGCGACGTCCAAGCTCGAACTCATCGAGGCCACCATCTCGCCGGTGATCGGCGTGATCCTGGACCCCTCGCTCTACAACAAGCAGAGCCGGCGCGCGCTCTACCTGGGCGGGCTGCTGTTCAAGGGCACGATCAAGGTGCGGCTGAACTTCGAGGGCATGCTCGAGCTGCTGCGCGGCGTGACCGGGACCTACACCTTCCCGACCGTCGGCGGCGAGACCGTGATCCGCGACCACACCTTCAAGGAGGGGGCGACCCTCAAGACCTACACCATCGAGCTGATCGAGGGTGACGTCGCGACCGGCAAGTGCCAGCGCCTGGTGGGCGCCACGCTGACCGACCTGCAGCTGGCGTGGACCGCCGGGGTCGGGGTCGACGCGATGGGGGTGGCGACCTTCACCGTGGTCGCCAAGGACAAGGTCAGCGGCGTCACGCCGACCGCGGCGCTCAACTTCCCGGCGATCTTCCCGGTGCTGTTCCACCAGGCCATCACCACCGACGACGGCATCACCATCGACGCCACCAACCGGCTCCGCAGCTTCGAGGTCATGCTCTCGAACCCGCACGACGAGGCGCGCTTCTACCTGGGCGCGGTCAACATCGACCAGCCGGTCCGCAACGACTTCATCAAGCCGACCATGAAGTTCACCCAGGAGTTTCAGACCGCCGGGCAGTTCGACGCGGCGCGCGCCTTCACCGCGGTCTCGCCCCAGGTGGTCTTCCAGCACCCCACCACCATCGGCGTGGCGAGCAAGCGCGAGTTCGAGGTGCGGATGAACAGCGCGCAGGTGACGAGCTTCTCGGTCCCGGTCACCGGCTATGGCGTCCTGATCTCGACCTGCGAGATCGAGGGTTTCCAGGACCCGACCGACGCCAGCGCCATGGTGATCCGGGTCCGCAGCGGGGACGCCGGGCTGCCGTAGGCCCGCGACCCCTCGAGAGGAGCATGGAATGACGGACCTCACGGTAGTGCCCGCGGATGGGCCGAGCGTCGGCAGCCAGGTCCAGCTGCCGGTGCGGCTCGTGACCCTGACGCAGTTGAAGACCCGGGACGGCCAGGCGGTCGTGGTCCAGTGCGAGCGCATCCCGAGATCGACCATCAGCCGGATCGTGCGGCACCTGCCGGGCGAGTACCCGCGCGCGGTGGCGAGCGCGGCCGACGACCCGGAGCGCGAGCGGTCGGCGGAGGAACTCGACCAGGCGTGGGCGCAGTTCTTCGAATTCGCCCCCGCCCTGATCGAGGCCGCCACGGTGCTGCAGGACGAGGGCGGCCGCGAGATCCGCCCGGCGTTCTACTTCGGCGAGCCCCGCCCCGGCGCGCTCCCGGGGCGATTGCTGGTCGAGGAGGACATGATGCTCATGGTCACGGCCATCTACGAACTGTGCGCCTACGGGGGAGGGGGCGCACCCGCCTCGTTTCATGGCGAGGGAGGAGTGGGGGGGGCTGATCGCCTCGGAGCTGTGCCGGCTGGCGCGGCTGAGGGCGGCGAGCCCGCGTGACGTCCTGGAGGGCGACCCGGAGCAGCTGGCCTACGACCTGACCGCGCTGCGCGCGAGCGACCGCATCGCCAGCATGCGCTGGGGGCTCGCCGTGGGTCAGGTATCGAGCCTCGAGGCGAAGATTCTGGTCGCGCTCGAGCTCATCTACCTGAGGCTCTAGATGGCCGAAGAACAGGTCGGACTGATCCTGAAGGCGCGCGACGAGGCCTCGGCCGTCCTCGCCAACCTGCAGCACAAGGTGTTCGACGTCCGCGGCGCGCTGATGTCGCTGGCGAGCGCGGGCGGCGGGCTGAGCCTGATCGCCGCCGGCGCCGCCGGCGCCGCCACCGCCGCCTCGCAGCTGGCCGCCAAGCTCATCGACGAGGTCAAGTCGATCGAGCTGGTCTCGAACGCCACCGGGTCCTCCGCCACCGACGTCCAGCTGCTGCGCAGGGCGTTCGACAACCTGGGGCTCTCGGGCGAGCGCGCCGACAAGACCATGGAGTTCATGGCGAGCTCGATCGGCAAGCAGAGCGCCGAGCTCCGCGCGCTGGGGATCGCCACGCGCAACCCGATCCAGGCGCTGCTCCAGCTCTCCGACGCCTCGAAGAAGTACGGCGACAGCGCCTACTTCTCGGCGGTGATGACCGCGCTGGCCGGTAAGACCGGCAAGGAGACCGCCGGCCTGATCGGGCGGCTGCGCGAGGAGTTCGAGCGGGTCCAGAGCCAGATCAAGGACACCGGCGGCATCATCGAGGACTCGCTGATCGCCAAGGCCGATCGGCTGCGGCCCAAGCTCGACGAGCTCGGCCTGCGCTGGCGCGCCCTGTGGCTCGACATGGAGGAGGCGGCGCTGCCGGCCACCACCGGGATCGTCGGCGCGATCGACGAGATCCTGGCGGCGTTCCGCCAGGCCCAGAAGGACCCCAACCCGGCGACCCCGTTCCACGTCGGGTCCGACCTGATCGGCATCCTGGCCGCGGCGGCCAACCCGGCGGCGTGGATGCGGGAGTCGGAGCAGACCAGCCTGGCGATCCTGGCGGCCTGGCTCTCGATCACCGGGCAGATCCACGATGCCACCGAGGAGGCCAAGTGGTTCGACACCCACGGGCTCAAGCGCCCGGAGGGGATGCCGTGGGTCGATCTGCACGGCACGCCCGGATTCGGACTGCTCGGCGCCCCACCGCCCGTCAAGCGCGGACCCCCGGGCGAGCCGAACCGCGAGATCAAGGAGCTCATGCGGCTGCTCCACGTCGGCGCCGGGGTGGCGGCCGAGATGGCGGCCGCGCTCGACCACCTCGCGGACGAGAGGAAGCTCGAGCAGCTCCGCAAGAGCCTCGAGGGCGTGATCGGTGCGATGAGCCTGGCCGCGCAGAAGGGGTTCTTCGGCAGTGACGTCGGCGCCGGGACGATCGCGCTGCGTCCACACCCGCGGGCCGGGACGCCAGGACTCGACGCCTTCGCGAAGATGCCGCCGGGCTGGGAGAAGCAGCGCAAGGACCTGCTCGACTCGTTCCCCAAGATCAGCGCCGCGATGATCGAGATGGGGATCAAGTGGGGCGGGGTGGTCCAGCAGGTGCTGTCGGGTGCCGGGATCCTGGCGGACGCCTTCGAGGGGCTCGACCGCGGGCTCGAGGTCGGGATGCTGCAGGTGCTGACCAGCCTGGGCGGTCAGATCAAGACCTTCAAGGACGCCGCGGTGACGGTGTTCAAGGCGCTCGAGCAGGAGGTGCTGGCGATCCTCGCACACCTGGCCGCGACGGCGATATTCAAGCTGGTGATCGGGTTGATCCCCGGGTTCGGCCCGTTCCTGTCGGCGGCGGCCGGGCTGGGCCTCGCCGCGGGCGGTCCCGGCTTGATCGGACCGCCGGTCCCGAGCGCCGCTCCGGCCGGCGGCGGCGGGTTCGCGGCCCGGGGGGCGGGGGGCGGCGACACCTACATCATCCAGGCGATCGACTCGCGCTCGGCCTACATGGCGCTGCGCTCACCGAGTGCCGGGCTGCGCCGCGCGGGCGAGCGCCTGGTGCTGTCGAGCTAGCCCATGACCACCGGGACCACCCGATTCGCGCGCGGCAGCAGCCTGTTCTCGACCAAGCTCACGGCCACCGCCAACTTCCCGCGGGTCATCAACGCGCGCTCGGTCGCAGCCGGCTGCACGCTGACCGCGACCACCATCACGCGCTTCTCGGGCTCGTGGATCGCCGACGGGGTGGCGGTGGGCTGCGGGCTCTCGGGCACCGGGATCCCGGGCGGCTTCGGCGCGCCGGTCACCACGGTGACGGTCGTCACCAGCCCGACCGTGCTCACCACCAACGGCGGGATGACGCCCGGCTCGGGCATCACGGTCACGGTGGCGCGGCTCAATGAGCTGGTCTACCCGGGCGCCCCCGCCACCCAGGAGGATCCGGCCTTCCCGCTGGAGAACCTGCTCAACAGCGACCGCTCGTCGGTTTGGAGCACCGGGCCGACCCCGGCGGACCCGCTGCGCATCCAGCTCGACCTCGGGGGGGACAAGGCGGTCGCCCTGCTCGGACTTCACGGGCTGCGGGCCGGCATCCTGCCGAACCAGCTGCTGGCCGGCTACCGCACCGCGGCCCAGGGCTACGCCGCCAGCACCTACACCGCGCTGCCGGTCCAGAACTTCACCAGCGGGCCGCGGGACACCGGTCAGGTGCTCTTCCCGGTCGTGACCGGCCGCTACTGGCAGCTCGAGCTCGACTCGTTCGGCATCCCCTACGCGCTCGCCAACCCCCTGCTCGCGGCCATCACCAACGACCTGGGGATCGTCTACTCGCCCGGATCGACCGACACCTACCTGCCGGTGGTGGCGCGCGACCGCACCGCGGGGGGCATGCCGGTGGTGACCCAGCTCGGGGACGACCGGCGGGAGCTGGTGATGCTCTTCAACAACGTCGACCAGGGGATCCGCAACGCCCTGCTCCTGCTCGCCAAGTCGCGCGCCCCAGTGACCTACGTCGACGCCTTCGACCAGTTCCAGCAGATCATCCTCACCACCGACCGGCTGCAGATCGCCCACACCTGGGGGCCGGTCGACCGCTACGACGTCACGCTCGAGGCCGAGGTGCTCGGGTGAGCCTGTCCGAGAAATTCCTCGTCGCCGCCCGCGCCAACCGGGACGTCGCGGTGCTCTACAAGATCGTGCTGCAGAGCGCGACCGGCGGCGCCGCCGCCACGCTCTACGCCAGCACCCGCGAGGTCCAGACCCCGGCCGGCGCGGCGGCCAACGTCCAGCTGTGGGAGAACCTGATTGAGGAGCCGGAGCCGATCAGCAGCGTCGCCGACCTGCTGGCCCCGAGCGCAGCGCCGGCCAGCACCGCCTTCCGGATCGTGAACCGCAAGCTCGGCTACCAGACCGCCGGCCTGCTGGCCGCGCGCGCCACGGTCGACTACCGTTGGGACTCGTCCGCGGTGGTGACGGTGTGGCTGTTCCCGATCTCGCTGGCCTCGTTCGACGACGCGGCGCAGGTGTTTCAGGGCGTGATCACCAATGCAGAGGTCTGGCCCTCACACCTCACGGTATGGGCCACCCAGGACCGCTCCCAGACCGGGCGTTTACTGCCGCCCAACGACGTCAGCGTCGCCACCGACCCCAACGCGCCCGAACCCGCCATCGGAATGGTGCGGCCGGTGGCCTACGGCAGCCTCTATGCGCCCGACATGAGGTCGCCGTGGCCGGCGCGCACCTACCTGCGCGACTATCAGGACGCCGCCGGCGGCAAGGGCACCATCGCGGCAAGGATCGTGGACAACGGCATCGGGGCCGCGAACGTGAAGGCGCTGGTGGCCGACCATGCGGTGAAATCGATCGGCGTCGATGCTGGAGACGTGCAGACCTTCCTGCGCGGCAATGGCCTGCCGAACCCGCTCGGACCGCTCGGGATCGACCTGATCGCCAAGGGCGCGGCGCAGGCGTCGGATGCAGCGTGGGGAACCGCCAACATCGCGATCTCGTCCGTCGCGCTCGGTCAGGGTCACATGCTGGTCGCCTTGATCCAGACTGGCAGCGGTGCGCCGGTCTCGGTCAAATGGGGGACGACCGCGCTGACGCAACGTGCGGCGTCAGCGGACGCGCGCTCCTACGTCTACGAGCTCGCCAACGTGACCGCCGGGACCAACAACCTCACCGTGAGCATGACCGGGACCGGGAACAACTCCGTGGCGTTCACCGCCTATGAGGTCACCGGTGCGATCGCTGCTCCGTTCGACGTGAGTGCGAAAGCCGCCGGGACTTCGACTACGCCATCCTCCGGAGCCACCGCGGCGACGGCGCAGGCGGCGGAGTTAGTGCTGGGGATGGTCGGAACGCAGGGCGATAGTAGTGACGCCGCGGGCACCTGGGATGGCGGATTCACGAACGGGCAGAGGGTCGGCAACTTGCTGGGCACTTCCAGCGTGCCATCGACGGTGAGCGATGGGTACAAGATCGTGAACGCGATCGGGACGCAGACGGCATCGAAGTCAGGCATCACGTCGCGGCCATGGAACTGCATCTGTGTGACCTACAAGGCTGCCGCGCCCGGGGTGACCGCGGTCTCGGCGGCGGCTGGCTCGTACTTGAGCCTCGCCGATGAGTCGATCGTGGCCAAGGCCCACGTGATCCCGATCGACCTGCGTGTGACCGGAGGTTTCCTAGTCAACACCGCGACCAACGGGCGTAATGCGCTGGACGTGGAAAATGAGACGACCTGGGCCGACCTCGATGCGACCGTACACGTCGGACTTCAGGCCATTCTTCCATCACCATCACGGCTCGGTGCGATCGTTGAGGCCGGGGGCCAGACCATCCCGGCCGTGGAGCTGGTGGTCGGCTACTCGTTCAGTGGGAGCGGGAACCTGCGTGCCTATCCCTACAATCCGGCCTCCGGTGCCAGCCCGGCGGTGAAGCAGCTCCTGCCGCCCAGCAGCAACCCGATAACGATCCGCGTCCCGTGGGACGCCGCCTGGTGGAACAGCGACTGGCAATTCGGCGGCTTCCCCGATGCCACGCATGACCTGATCGATCTGCGGATCGACTTTGCCGGTGGTGCGACCGGCAATGCGAAGATCTACTTCGCTGCGCTGGTGGTGCGATACCGGCCGGAACGGAGCCTGGTGATTCAAGGCTTCTCGTCTCCCAATCTGATGACCCTGGCGCGCGACCTCCAGCATCCACGCAGTCGATTCCCCTCCTGGTCATCAGCTCCTGGAGAAGTCACACCGCCGACCTATGAGCTGGACACCGAGGTTTTCGCCACGATCCAGGGTTACGCCGACGACGGCAGCGGCACCTACACCGGGGTCGCCAACAGCCTGATCGAGCGACCCGGGGACATCATCCGCCATATCCTCCAGACCTACGGACTGGTGCCGGCCGCCGGGATCGAGGCCGGGACGTCGGTCCACGGCAGCTTCACCGACGCGCGCGCGGTGCAGGACGCGCAAAACATGAAGGCGGTGGCACACCTCACCACGCGCAGCAACGTGGGGAGCACCATCTCCTCCATCGCCGACGACTGTGCGGCGCTCTCCTACCTCTCCCGCTTCGACAACCGCTGGAAGTTCATCGTGTGGCGTCCCGGCATGCCGGTGGATTTCCCGCGCACCCTCTACTGGAACGACCTGATCGCCGACAGCCTCGGAGCCGCGCGCACGACGGAGACCGAGATCGTGAACGCCCCGCACGTCCACTACCTCACCGACGCGGCGGTCGCGAAGGAGGTCCGCGAGGTCTGGATCACCCCTACCATGAGCGACACCGGCTCGGAGAACGCGCACGCCCGGGACCCGGCGCGCGAGGCGCTCGCCGCGGCCTCGGCCGGGATCGGGGTGAGTCGCTACGGGATTCGCGCCCGGGACCTGCAGGCCGGCGCCGTGCGCGTCGTCGCGGCCGCGCTCAGCACCCTGCGGCGCATCTTCGACCTGCGCTACGACGGCCGCGTGCGGGTGGTGTTCTCGTCCTGGTCGATGCTCGATCTGGACCTCGGGCACGTCTTCAACTTCGGGTCCGACCTCGACGCCCACGTGCAGTTCCCGGGACCTAATTCCGATGGCTCGTGGGTGGGGAAAAAGTTTATCGTGACCGAGACGCACCAGCACCTCGGACCCGCATCGACGCGGATCGAGGTGGTGGCCTACCACATCGACTAGCAGGAGGGCGGAATGGGAAACTGGCATCTCTCCGTACAGGGCGTCGGCGCGCACCACAACGCCGACCACCCGAGCGACGCTGACAGGATGTTCGCCCGGTTCGTGGGCGACCTCAAAGCGGCCGGCCACTCCGTGACCGTGGCCAGCATGACCTACGGCTCGGCGCAGATGGAAGTGGGCGGGCAGTCCTTTGCCGGGCCGCTCACCAGCGTCGAACCATCCGTGACGACCACGGTGAACCTCGGCAGCAGTATGGATCCACCGCTGCATCTGGCGACCGACGCCGGCGCCGGCGCGGCGACCGACGACGCGGGCGGCGAGCAGGTCCCGAAGCTCTAGGGTGCGGGGCGGGAGGGTTAGGTGCAGGGTTCCATCGAGCTCGAGCAGGTCGCGGCGGGGCGTGACCCGTGGCCGCGATCGGGTCAGTGGGCCAGGGTCTCGCCTGGGCTCTACGAGCTCAAGGCGGGCGAGCAGCAACCCACGGTGATGATCGGCTGCCCGCGCTGCGAGCAGCCCGTATCACTGAAGAACCACGACGTCACGTTCCACGAGGACGGCAGCTTCACGGCGCGGCCCTCGGTGCTGCACCAGCCCTGTGGCTGGCACGTCTACATCGACCGCTCGATCGCGGTCGACTGCTAGGAGGGAGGTCGCGAGCATGGCCAGCGTGCAGAGCCACAAGTTCCACGCGCTGCTGCTGCAGAAGAACATCGACGTGATTGCCGACACGCTCAAACTCATCCTGCTCGGCTCGGCCTACGTCCCGCTCCAGAGCCACGCCTTCGTCTCCGATCTCGTGGCGAGCGAGCTCAGCGGCACCGGCTACACCGCCGGGTTCGGGAACCGCATCGCGGTCACCAGCAAGTCGATCAACACCGTGGACGGCAGCGCGGCGCCCAAGTTCACCTGTGCCAACGTCGTGCTGGCGGGCCTGAGCGTCGGCACGATCGGCGCGATCGCGCTGGTCAAGGAGATCACCAACGACGTGAGCAGTCCAATCATCTGCATCGCGGACATCGTGGACGTGGTGACCAACGGGACCGAGTGGGACATCAACTGGCTGGCGAGCGGGGTGTTCGACCTCGGATAACCGGGGCCGCGTGAAAAGGGATCCCGAAACACAGGGCGAAACGACCTAAAGGAGATCGGACCATGAGTCTGCAGACCTGGCAGGAGACGCTGGTAGCGGCGCAGGTGGACGGGCCGGCCCTGACCGCGGCCGCGGCGGCGACGTGCCTCCCGGCGGCGGCGAAGATCACGCTGCCGGCCAATTACTTCTACATCGGACGGGCGCTCCGCATCAAGGCGTCGGGCCGCATCAGCTCGCTGATCACCACGCCCGGCACCGCGCGCTACGACGTCCGGGTCGGCGGCGTCATCGCCTTCGATGGACTGGCGGCGCTGCTCGATACCGTGGCGGGGCACACCAACGTCGGCTGGATGCTCGAGCTGCTGCTGACCTGCCGCGCCATCGGCGGCGGCACCAGCGCGAACCTGATGGGGCAAGGTCTGTGGACCTGCGAGGACCTGCTGGGGGTCCCGGCCACCGCCCCCAAGGGCGTGCTGGCGGCGATCCTGCCGTGGAACTCGGCGCCCGCGGTCGGGACCGGTTTCGACAGCACCATCGCCAACACGCTCGACCTGTTCTTCACCCAGACCGTCGCGACCGGCTCGATGACGCTGCACCAGTACCTGGTCGAGGCGCTGAACTAGAACCCCATGCCCGGCCTGCTCTCGCCCGTCGCCCCGCTGGGGCAGCCGCGCGTGCTTCGGCGCGCGGCTGCGCTGCCCAGCCCACCGATCCTGCTGACGAGGACCTCGCGCGCCCAGCTGAGCGGCAAGGTGCTGGTCGGCTCGACCATCACGGCGAGCGTCACGGTGGGGAAAGCCGGCAACGGGATCATCGCCTCGCTGGTCTACGACGTCACGGTGCAGAGCATCGTGAGCGTCGATTGGGGCGGCGCCCAGCTGGCCGAGGACCGGGTCGCGGTCAGCGGCTTCGAGACCAGCGTCTGGTCGCTCTGGAACCTCGCGCCCGGCACCAAGACGCTGACCGTCACGTTCACCGGGGTCGGCGTGCTCTATGTCGCCGGCGCGGTGGATGAGGTCGGCGGTCCGAATCTCGCACCGGCAGACAAAAGCAGCGCGGCTACGGGCAGCAGCACCGCGCCGTCTTCGAATGCGACCGCGCTCACGGCGCTGCGCGACGAGGTGTTCTGGGGCATAGCCGGGACCAACGGCCCGAGCGGGGACGCGGCCGGGGACTGGCAGAATGGGTTCCTCTCCGGGCAGCGGGTCGGCACGACCGGCGGCGTGGCGACTTCGAACGGGACGGTGAACGTCGGCTACATTGAGGCCTTCAACCTCGATACCCCGACCGCGCTGCTCACCAATATCACCTCGAGATGGTGGGCCGCGCTGCTCGTGACCTACAAGCTCGCCGAGGGGCAGCCGATCGCCCCGCCCAGCGTCTCGACCACCACGCACGTCTACGCGCCGACCGGGGTGCAGAAGGTCAACCCGGCGACCGTCTCCGGGAGCGGGCAGGTCTACGTGCCCGCCACGGTGCAGCAGACCTACGACCCCACGGTCGTGACCATGCTGCAGTTCACCCTCGCGGCCGGCGCCAGCCCGGCGAGCCTGGGAGACCTCAACCCGGACACCTACGTCGCCAGCATCAAGGTCGGGATCTCGAGCGGCACGGCGCAAATCGTGGCCGCCACCGTCAAGCCGCCGATCCGCCTGGGGGGCTCGATCAGCTACCTGGTCTTCGGCTGCCTGGGCGGGCAGACTGACGGGACCGCCGCCTGGCTGACCGCGATGCGGATGCGCTGGACCGCCGCCGGGGCGAGCGGGGTCTCGACCATCACCAAGTTCCCGCGCACCTCGGACCTCCAGCCCACCGGTTTCGTGGTGGCCGAGACCGCCCAGGTCTCCCTGCGCCCCGACGGGCAGCCGTGGACCTGGGACGACGTCGACGCGATGACCAACCTGCTGGTCGAGTACGACTACAACATCCCGCAGACCTCGCCGCTCGAGGTCGACGTGTCCGAAGTCTACGCCAAGGTCTACGGGCCGATTGGCTCGCCGCCGGCGCTGGTCCACTTCCGCGACCCCGAGGCGGTCCCGAGCGGCGGCGCGGCCCCGTCCGGGAACGCCCCCGCCAGGATCGGCGCCGCCACGCGGTCCACCAGCATCGGAGACATCACCCGGACGACCCGCATCGGGGCGTTCGATCCACCCTAGGAGGGAGCCATGGCGGTCGAAGAAGTGGTGGTCGGGTCGACCCGCAAGCAGATCGTGGACCAGGTGCTCGACAAGGTGACGGGCCTGCCGATCAACATCACCGGCGGCGCGTTCCTGCTCGAGGGGACCAGCCTCGACCTGCCATCCAAGCAGATCAGCCAGGCCGGTACCATCACCGACGCCGCCAACGGGGTGGTCACCTGGTCGAGCGTCGGCAGCTACGTCACCAGCGGGGACATGGGGGCGCTCAAGCAGGCGCTGTTCACCCTGCGCTGGCGGTTCACCGACGCCGCCGCCAAGATCGACTGGAGCAGCACGTTCCAGCTCAACTTCGTGATGCCACCGTTCTGAGGTTCGGGTGACCGCCACCTTCATGGTCGAGGTCGACGCGGTGCGCGCGCTCGCCATGCTGCAGAACGCCGCCACGCGCATGAGCTTCGCGGTGGTGAACGCGATCAACAACACCGCGCTCGAGGTCCAGCGACGGGTCCAGCAGCGCGAGGCCGGTCAGTTCACGCTGCGCGCTCAGCGCGCGTTCATCCTGCGGCAGGCCGCGATCGTCAAGCCGTTCGCGAGCGCGCCCGAGCGGCGCTTCTACGCCGTGATCTCGGTCGGGCAGCGCCCCGGCCTGCTGCTGCCGCGCTTCGAGGCCGGCGGCACGCGGGGTGGCAGGCTGGGCGCCAACGTGGCGATCCCGGTGGTCGGCGGCGCGCGCCCCACGCAGGAATCGATGATCCCGAGCCCGCTGCGCATCAGCCAGCTGAACCTGACCCGGCCGACCGAGAGCGCGATCTACCGCCGGGCGCGGCGCGCGGGGCGCGGAGGGGTGCGCCAGGGGTTGCTCGACACCTACGAGATCCCGAACGTCGGGATCTTCCAGCACGTCCCGGGCCAGAAGCGCGGGCGGCTGCTGTACCTGTTCAAGCCCACGGTGCGTCTCGACCGGCGCCTGCAGTTCGTGCGCACCGGGCTCGAGGTCGCGCGGACCTTCTTCGCCGCCGAGCTGCGGCGCCAGGTCGCCGCGACCTTGGCCTACCAGATCCAGCGGGGGCTCCGTGTCTGACGACGAGATCATCTCGCGCATCATCGACCACGAGGGGCGCGCTTTCTCGGACCGCGCCGCCGACCGCGGGGGGCCGACCCGCTTCGGGATCACGCTGCGCACCCTCGCCGCCTGGCGCCACCGGCCGGTCACCGCCGCCGACGTCGCGGCGCTCGAGGAGCCGGAGGCGCGGCAGATCCTCGCGGTAGTCTACCTCGAGCGAGCCGGGTTCGGTCAGATCGAGCCGGCGCAGCTGCGCGCCTTCGTGGTCGACGGCGCGGTCAACCACGGGGTCGACGGCGCCACCAAGCTGCTGCAGCACGTGCTGGGGGTCGTGGTCGACGGCGCGTTCGGCCCGAGGAGCCTGGCGGCGCTCCAGAGCCAGGACCCGCGGCGGGTCTACGTCGACTTCGCCGCGGCGCGCGCGCGGCTCTACGGCAGCCTCATCAGCCACGACGCGCTGCAGAGCAAGAACGCCGGCGGCTGGATGAACCGGCTGGGCGACTACCTCGAGGAGGCGCCGCTGTGACCTACGTCCCTGACCCGGTGGTCGACCGCCTGATGCGGATCGCCGAGGCCCAGGCCGAGGCGACCGGTGCGCTGGTCCAGATCCAGCAACAGAACGTCATGGTGCTGACCGGCCTCAACACCAACATCACGGCGCAGACCGTCCTGCTCGGCCGGGTCACCGACGCGCTCACCAGCCTGGAGAGGGACCAGAAAGAGGGCCGGGCCGCCGCGGTCGAGGCCGTCAAGGGGTTCGTGAAGGACTCGGCCAAGTCGGGCGACAAGTGGATCCAGCTGCTGGCGGCGCTGATCGCCCTACTCGCGATCGCACTTTCGACCGCTGCGCTGCTGCACGGGCGAGCGCCGGTGGAGATCCCCAAGCTATGACGCCGCACCGCCGCGCCGCGGTCGGCTGGAGAGCCTGGCTCGAGCCCAGGCAGGTCGGCACCGCGGCCGCGCTCGCCCTGATCGGCAGCTGCGCGAGCTGGATGTCGGCCCACCAGGAGACCGTGCAGGTCCACCACGACGCGCGGGCCCGCGACTCGGCCACCGCGCGGCGGGTCGACTCGCTCGAGGTGCGTGCGCGCTGGCAGGAGCGCCGAGTCGCGCGCCTCGAGCGGCTCGTGCGCCGCGCGGCCGCCGGGCAGCGTGCCAGTGCGGCCGAGCTGGCGCCGATCGGGCCGCCCGAGCCCACCAATCAGAACCCTGTCGCGCGGCTGGTGCATGGGTTATGGTCGCTGCCGGGTACGATCGCGCACGCACTGCTGGGCGGAGGTGGGAAGACCGAATGAACGCGACGCGCCGGCTCGCCCTGTGGGCGACGCTGTTCCTACTGCTCGCCTTCGGCTGCGCGCGCCGCGCTCAGTGGCAGTACCTCACCGGACCCGCGGTCCACGACACCACCACCGTGGTCGACACGCTCTACATCCACCGGCACTGCCGGCGCTAGGGAGGGCACCATGGGATTCGACTGGCGGGGCGCGATCAGCGCGATCGCCCCCGGCCTGGGAGGCGCGATCGGCGGGCCGGCCGGCGCGATCGCGGCCAAGATGATCTCGAGCGCGCTGCTCGGCAAGGACCGGGGCAGCAGCTCGGAGCTCGCCGCGGCGATGGCGAGCGCGACGCCCGACCAGCTGCTGGCCCTGAAGAAGGCCGACCAGGAGTTCGCCGAGTTCCTGGCCAAGCTGGACGTCGACTTCGAGAAGATCGCCGCGGAGGACCGCGCCAGCGCGCGCGCCATGCAGGTGCAGACCCGCTCCTGGGTCCCGGGCGTGCTGGCGGTCGCGGTCACGGTCGGCTTCTTCGGCCTGATCGCGGTGATGTGCACCATGACGGTGCCGGCCGCCAACCGCGACACGCTCAACATCCTGCTGGGCTCGCTCGGCACCGCCTGGGTCACGATCGTGACCTTCTTCTTCGGCTCGAGCTCGAGCAGTCGTGCCAAGGACGACACCATCAGCAAGCTCGCGACCTCATGACCCGCCGCGCCGTTGCCCCGGTGCGCGACATCCTGAACGCGCTGGCCGCGGCGATCGCCGCCGACCGGGAGCTGCGCGAGGCGGTGGTCTCGGAGTTCTGGCCCGAGGTTCGCGACGACTGGCTCGAGCGGATCGAGCGCCAAGGGATCCACGGGCCGCGCGGAGCCCGCGACATCCGCGTCCTACTCGGTCCCGTGCGGGACCTCACCCAGGGGGAGATCATGGCCACCACACCGTTCAAGCTGCGCACCCAGCAGGGCGTCGTCCTCACGCTGGCGTTCCCGGACGCCGCCGGGGTCGACGAGGCGGCCGACGTCGACCCGGCCGCGGTCGTGATCGTGATCGACCGCGCCGACCTGCTGGCGCTCGGCACCGACCCGCAGGGCGCACGCGAGCTGCAGAGCCGCGCGCTCACCGGCACTGCGCTGGTGACCATCACCGCGACCGACCGGCAGGGCACCGTGCTGCCGCCGGTCACCCAGGAGATCGACATCCTCGAGCGCGTCACCGAGCCGATCCAGATCGTGCCGACGCTCGGCGCGGTCCGCGACCTGCCCTAGCGCGTCGCCTGCACTTGGCCGAGAGGGGGTGATGCCCATGCCGCTGACCCCGATGGTCCACATCGCGGATCCCACCGCCGGCGGGATGCCGTAGCGGGGGGCGCGCATCCGCCCACCACGCGCCGCGCCGCGAGATCCGCGGCGATCGAGGGCCTTGCGCGGCCAACACGAACCGCGTAAGGTGACGCAGCTGGCAGTGGGGCCCGGGAAGCAGACACGTCTGGACCTGGCACGTCCTTGCTGTACCGCAGTACCCTGACGAAGCACCGGGCCCCACCCGCCACAGGAGCAATAGATGGCTCGGCAATTCCGCCGGCGCGCATGGAGCCCGACCGATGCCTCGTCTTACCGCCTCGCCGACTCGCCGCCCTCGTCGGCGACCGCGTCGTCTCCCCGCTGGGTCACCCCGTTCGGCTCATGGGTGCGCGGCTTCACGGTCGCGCGGCTGGTGAGCGCGCTGCGCGCCGGCGGGCACACCGCCACGCGCGCAGCGGTCCACCACTGGGTCGCAGGGCGCGCCATCCCGCAGCCGCGCGCGAAGGCGCTGGCGATCGTCGAGCTCAGCCGGGGCTCGGTCTCGCTCGAGGACATCTACCGGCAGCGCGATCGCGCATCGCCTGGAGCCGAGTCGCATGACGCCCAGCCCCGCGCCGCGGGAGACGCTCCCGCCGACTGAGTTCGCGCGCGCCGATCCCGAGCCCGAGCTGGCGCCGGCGCTCGAGTTCGAGCTCCCTTGGCCGCCGAGCGTCAACCACTACTGGCGGTCGCCCTCGAGCGGCCCGCTGGCCGGCCGCACGCTGCTGAGCGCCGCGGGGCGCGCCTACCGCCAGCGCGTCGAGGTCGCGCTCCTGGTGCAGCGGGTGCCGCGCCGCGAGCTGGTCGGGCACCTCGAGATCTTCCTGCTGGCACACGAGCCCGCCCCGCGCCGGCGACGCGACCTCGACAACCTCTTGAAGCCGGTGCTCGATGGGCTCACGCACGCGCGGGTGATCGCCGACGACCTCTACTTCGACCGCATCACCATCGCGCGCGGTGCGGCCTGCACCAGCAGGACCGGTGGCTTGCTGCGGGTGTGGCTGGGCGGGCTCGGGGTCGGCGCATGAGCTCAGCCGAGGACCGCCGGATGCTCCAGCTCGAGCCGACCTACCTCGAGGTCCGCAACGAGGTCGTGCGGCCCGACCAGGTCACGGTCACCACCCGCTACTTCTGGGCCCGCTGGGTGCCGCGCCTGGCCCCGCTCGCGACCTGCCTGCTGCTGCGGCTGCGGCAGTATTGCTACTTCAACCGCGAGACCGGCGAGCGCCGCGATTGGTGCTTCCCCTCCCAGCAGACGCTGGCGATCGAGCTCGGGATCCGCAAGCGCCATACGGTGAGCGCGGCCCTGCGAGACCTCGAGGCGTATGGGTTCGTGAAGCGCGAGCCCACCTATCATTACGACGAGACGATCGGCAAGCGCGTGCGGGGCGCGGACCTCTACCACGTGCTCATGGACGACCCGCTGGTGCCGGAGGATGAGGGCGAGGCCTTCGTGCGCGCGGCCGAGCGGATCGCCCGCACGGCCCGGCAAGTGCCCATCCCGGGCCTCGATGGACCTAAGGCCGAAAAACGGCCACAGGTCGATCCACCTAAGGCCGAAAAACGGCCAGCAGAATCTGCTGGCCGAAAAACGGCCAGGAAGGGGTACGTTGAAGAAGTACTTAAACCCGTTAACGTTGCGACGCCGTCGCGGAACGGGCACGACCAGCAGCAGCACCTGGTGGCCGCCCTAATCGAGGAACTCGGCGACCCGAGGTCGCAGGGCTTCTACCGGATGGTGGCGGCGCGGCTGCCGGCCGAGTCGATCTGGACCGCGCTCTCCGAGGTCCGGGACGCCCGGCGCACCGGGCGCCTGCGAAAGTCCGCCGGCGCCTACTTCACCCACCTGGCGAAGCGCACGGCCGCGCAGCTGGGGATCTCACTGGAGGCGCGCGAGCGCGCCTGAGGAGGATCGCATGGAACGACCTTCAGAAACCCACCCTGGCCGAAGGGCGGCATCCTGGGCCGCCTTCCTGGCGCTGGCGCTGCTCACCGGGACCGGCTGCAGCACCAGGGTCGAGGTCGAGTCGAGCGGCTGCTGGACCGGGAGCGTGAGCGGCGGCAGCGTCCAGGGCTGCGGCGCTCAGACCTGGAGCGCCAAGGCTGGCGAGTGCTACGTGTTCCAGAAGGCCCAGCAGGCCGGCTACCTCAGGGCCCGCGTCAAGGGTTACAACGGCAACGACCGCTGGGTCGAGACCAGCGCGGACTACGGCGTCGTCACGGTGTGCGCAAATCACTGACGCCATGAGCTCGACCGCGCGGACCTGGCAGCGATCATGGCTGAGGCGGGACGGCCTCGAGTGGGCCCGGCACCGGCGGGGTCGCCAGCGAGCGAAGCGCGAGGCGAAGCGGAAGCTCGACGTCCCGCCGGTTCAGGAGATGCGGCGGCAGATCATCGAGCGGCCCGCGCGCCCGGGATTGCTCACCCGCCTGTTCGACCGGATCGGGCGGCTGCGGCTGGGCCAGCGGCGGCAATCGTGACGCCGCGGCCCTGCCGCGAGTGCGGGGAGCGCCCCGCCAGGCTCGGCCGGCGCCGCTGTGGCCGCTGCGAACTGGCTCGCGAGAAGGCCGATCCCGCATCGGCGGCCAAGGCCCGGACAAGGCGGCGAGAGTTTAAGCGGCGCCTGCGTGCGCGCCTCGGGTGCAAGCCTCGCGCCCAGATCAGCGCGGAGGCGGTGGCGCGTCGAGCCGAGCGCGCGGCCCGACCGCGGCGGCGGATCCAGCGTTTCATCGCAGTCGACCGCACCCGCATCACGCTCGCCAAGCGGGCGAGGTACATGGTCTACAAGGCGGTGCGCGAAGGGCGGCTGGTCAAGCCCGCCAGCTGCTCGCGCTGCGCCGCCGTGGTCCCACGCCACCGGATCCACGCCCACCACCACGACTACAGCCAGCCGCTGCAGGTGGTGTGGCTATGCTCGGGCTGCCATCAGGGGCGGGCCGGGGTGCATGGGACCTACACGAGAGGTCGCGGGTCCCTCCTGGGGGGCCCGGCGAGGGTCCCGGCGAT